GAACGATCTTCTCTTCCCGTGTCGTCTTTCGCATCTTTGGTTTCGTTTCAAAGTGCTTTCTCATCTCTTCGATACAATCTCTACGGAATGCATCTTCTATCTGGTCCCTATAGTCTTTATAACCTGGTGAGAGGTTCTGTACCACAGAGATACATTCTTCAATGAGTAACTCAGAGAACTTTTCCAGTTTAGTTGGAACACCTTCTGGATTGTGTACCAATAAGCCAGACTCTCTTGCAAGTTCTTTGATTCGTTCGTTCATTTTAATACTTTCCTGATGCTAGTACGATTTGACAAATATGTTCTAATCGTTCAATGTGTTCAAATGCTCGCCAAGGGCTCGTATCAATAGCAACCACGCCGTGACCCTTGATACCTACGATATCGTAAGCAATGTTACCATCTTTGTCTAACTTCAGATTCTCATGGCATCGGTCAGCAAGTTCTTGACTAATCGGTGGTACATCACCAACGTTAGGTGCAACCTTCGTATAGCGGTTAAGTTCGGGGAAAGCATCACTAATAGTACTCAGGTCGATACCTCTGTGCATAGCCGCAATACAATAAGTTGGATGCAAGTGTACTACTACACGAACATCATTAGAGTGTTGACCCATTGCTCTCTGTAGTCCAAAGTGCAGGGGTAATTCTCCACTAGGTTTTAGTTTAGCACTAATATCAGAGTATGGCAACTCGACACAATATTTACTGTAGATTGAATTTGCTAGACCAATCTTCTTAAATTGATCCGGTTGTAGTGTTTGTTTCCGTACACCAGACGGTGTGATATAGAAGTGGTCACGGTCATGGTGACGGATGCTTACGTTACCGTCACGGCTGGTAATCCAGTTTCGTCTGTATGCTTCAACTAAAGTATCACAGATTGTTTCTAACATTATCCGTTTCCTACAATAAAGTGTTTTCGCAACACTTCTAATTTATCTTCATACTCAGCTATGTGTGATATTTCTTTTTCTACGGCACCCATCCAATCAGTATGATCGTGTATAGCCATTGGTTTATTCAACATAACTTCCACATTCATTTTGTGTCTAAGAATGCCTGCCGAAAAATCAGCCTCTAGTGCATCTAATAGTTGTTTTTTCATTTTATTTCCTTGGTTCATTTTCTTCATCCTCTCCATTCTTGTGCATATCCCATAGTACTATTCCTACTACGGCTACTGTGAATAATACGGCAATAATTTCATTGAAAGTCATGTTTATACTTCAATTATGTATTTCATTCTTTGACACCATACATGAGTTGCATGGCATCATAAGCACAATCATCAACTGGATTGTGTTTCGTCACATGGAGTGCAGGATCAAATCCTGGGTATTCCACTTTAGCATATCCAGATGGAGAGCCAATAATAAAATCAATAGCAGTTCTCACATCTCTCCATCTGGAAAAATAAAACACAGGCTTCACTTCAAGTTGTTCTTCAAGTGAATCTAGCACCAGCTGGTCGAGATTACCACGTGCCCATACAATACACTTGTCGTGGTTAGGAAATTGTGTTGACCAAGTTCTGAGAGACTCAACCGCTTCTTCAGCAGTAACATCAATCACGGATGGGCGGAAGGACTTGTTCCGTGCGTTATCGCATTGTTTGGACCACCACTCGATTGTACTCCGCTTCGAGGTTCTTTTCAGTCGTTTCATCTGGTCTTCTGCATCTAGTTTAACAAAGAATGCCGAATCAATCAGTTCTTGGTAAGACTTCTTCTCTTCTGGATTGAAGTAGAGGCAGGCCATTGATAGAATCACCGAGGATGAATCTTTACCTAGCGTTTCAACATCAAATACAAACATTACTCAATTGCCCTATATTCAAACTTCCAATATGTACCACCTTCTTGATAAAACTCAAGATTGCCTCTTCGTTCAACTTTCTCAAGCCAACGGCAATCGTGGTCTTGAATACGAACGGGATACCATGCAAACCAAACATGCCATGTCATGCGTCTGTCTCTCCTGATTTTTAGATAATCAAGGAATTTGTCACAATCAAATTTCATTATTTTCCAAAGTTGGATTGTACTGACTTAATTACTGTATTGATAGTATACTCTAATCGGTCTTTATCGAAATTAGTATATGTCACTGATTTGAGGTCTGTTCGTTTAATGGCTTCAATACATTCTTCAACGACCAACTCAATTAGTTTCTCTGAGTACCCGTAACACACTTGCTTCGAGGTATAAATCTTGTTTTCTTCAAGGTAACTTTTTGCTTTGTCTGTTAATTCTACAGTTTTATCGGAGATCATTGGTCTATCCATTCTAATATTTCAAAATATTCACTTACACGGTTCCTTGCATCTTCAATGTCAATGGCTAGAACCTCAACCTCTAGTATATCATCTTCCAGATATAATGTAAAGGGGCATTCGTTTGCTTTTTTGGATGATATAACATCACCAAGGTCAACTCTACCGAAAACTCTATAAAACTTACCGTTCTTTAACCGTGTCAATAGATTGTATGATTGCTCATGTGTTTCTATGATTGTGTCGTACCAATTCTCGGCTTCACCTTGTGTAGCAAACTTCGGTGATAAGGTGGAACCGGAACTGGGATTAATCCAGAACCATACTGGATTTTTCATGTCGGTTTGTCTATACTTTATTAAATGTGCTTCAAATTTCTTATTGTTAGCCATTCGGTTTCTTTGAGAAGAACAGTTGAATTGAAATTCTAGGTGGTGCTACCGTTGCTAATGGTGTTGTACAATGCCATTCTCGTTCTGTTGAATAAATGGCTGTATTGTACTGGGGGCAATAAAATTGTCCTTGTTTAGGATTGATATGTGGCGCATCTACACCTTTATCTTCTTCAGTCCACGCAAACCAACCACCCCAATTTGAATCCCATTCTTTGTTGAGATAAATTGACATAGCATCATAATCTACATAATCAGGATGCCAATTTACACAAGAGGTTGCAAAGCCCATATAAAGAATGGCTGAAGATCCGTATGGAAGGTAATCTAGTTTACCACGGTTTACTAACTCATAATAAATTGGATTCTTCCATTCATCGGAAAGCGCACGTGATAGTATAGTACCACCAGTAGCATACTTCAGTACATCTACCCACTTTGTTTGATTTGATGACCAAACATCACCACCTTTAGTTTGTTCATTCCATTGAAGTAGTTCATCAATAAAACTCTGTGAAAGTACATCTTCTATAACTTTAATCATACTAAGCAATCAAATTAATAAATCGGTTGAGAACAATTCGGTTTGAAATGCGACCACCGGTGTATTTCGAAAATGCATTCACAAGACCACGTGTTGAGGTGTTAGTGACTTCAAACTCTTCTTCATCATCGGTATCGATTTTATCCGAACGCAAGAAATAATATTCATCATATCCTACATTATCTAGGTAGGTGAAATTAGTCTTACGAAACTTAACGATTTCGATATCGATATTATTTTGTTTTTCTTTTGGTGTATACAATTGCAATGCTTGACGTACATCACGAACTTTTGCAACATAGAAACCAATCAAATTACAATTAGTACGTTGTTTCAATAATCTCAACAATGCTGTCGTTTGTTTGGAACTATAGCTGGTATATCCAGAGGCCTCTTCAATTTCAACAGAAGCCTTTGTAATTGGATCACGGAGAAAGGAACGTTTTCTGTAATTTGAATCAATATTGCGTACACCCAAAATACGACCAGTTAATTTATCTATATCATCAATACAACCATGTAAACTTGAGCCTTCACCATCTGTTAGGAAAACAGTATTTACAATTTCCAATTTATTATCAGATTTGAATTGTGGAATAATTTCAAAGGCGGCCATAATTGCTTCATTCAATGGAGTACCAGAAAGTTGCATAATCTCAGAAGGTTCCATGTTACTGCAAGTACCACGGCGACCAATACCATAATCAAGCAAATAAGAAGCCATCTTTGTAAATTCATTTGATGACATCTTATGTGAAAGAATATTCAACAATGAAAATGGATTCACATTAATATCACCAACTTTTGGTGTTGTTACTGGTACATACTCATCAACGAAATTGCTATCTAATTGTTTAGTAATAGTATTTTTGCTATAAGAAGAAAATGCATACACTTCAAAAGGAATATTCACTTTCTTACAAAACATCACAAGGTTCAAAAGTTGTTTTACAGTAGGATTAATGTGATCGACCATCGAACCAGACCAATCAAGGAACATCACAAGACCATGAGACTTACCGTTCGGCACTTTCGTCATACGTGCAAAGATATCATCGGTGAATTTGTATTCATGGATTTTAGAAAGGTTCAATTCACCTGTCTTAGAAACCTTTGCACGACTTTGTTGTTCCGCATTTTTACGCATTTCAAATTCTTTTACAAGATAAGAAACAACCTTATTCGATTCGATACGGAATTTATTGAAATTCTCCAACATTTTGGCTTGGTTGAAAAATTCTGCATTAAAAGAAGTAGCTGTATTGTGTTTCTCAATAGACTTAATCAAATCTTTGTGTCCAATAAAAACTTTATCAAATAGAATTTTAGGAACATTAGAGTAAACCATTTCTTTAGTTTTACCCTGTTGATATAGATTTTCTTCTTTTTGACGGAAAGTATTATCCGTTTCAGATTGAATCATGTCATCAGTTACACCAGAACTACCACCACGGCCAGTTCTAGGATCTTCTTTCTCTTCAGACTTCTGGTTATCATCACCTTGTTGACCAGATTCTTGTTCACTCTCGATATCACCTTCTTTAGGTTCACCTTCTTCGGGAACACCATTCTCAGGATTAACTTCAAGTTTATCATCAACAATATTAATTGTCACGGTTTGAGTTTCATCACCGTCATCATTAGACAATTCGAATTTATGATTGAAACCTTTTTGAGTTTCTGATTCGAGTTGTTCTTTCATAAACTTTTGAATTTTAAGTGAAACTTCCACAGTTTCTTCAAAAGTCTCGGCTTCTTCAACTTCTTGGAGAAGTGTATATTCTTCGGTAGTGAAATCAATACCTTGAGCCGCACCACCTTTTGTGTGCAAGTTAATACGGTCAATGAAATTGAGTGTGTTCAGGTCTTTACCTTTGACACCAAAAAAGTCCATGTCCAAAAGTTCACGATAACCTTTGACAAAGGAAATACGGATACCTGGAAATTTACGTTTGATTTTCTTTTCAATACGTGCATCTTCACACACGTTGAGAATGGAACGATTGACTTTTACTACTTTAATAGAATCATGCCAACCTTCTTCAGGTGTTTCTAGTGCATGACCAACTTCGTGACCAAGCAAAAGATCATATAGTTCTGAAGAAAGGTCGCCATTGAGAATTGGAACAGTCAAAACACGATTTTTAATGTCGAAACAAGCGGTTTGTACTTGTCTTTGCTCAACAATCAAGTTTTCCGTAGCCATGAGGCGTGCTAGATTAGATTTTGATTCAATTAACATGTGTTTCCTTGTGAATTTATAGTATGTATTATACTACACTCACATAAAAAGTCAAGAGGTGTGTTGTTTTTTCGACAAAATTTGACAAAAATCAGAAAAATTAGTCTTTTTTCGTGATTATTAAAGTTTTTTCTTCGGAAACTTCGAGATTTAGTGTATCTCCTTCTTTCCATCCAACTTCTTCGCAAAATCCTTCAGGAAAAGTAAGAATTCCGTCACCTGATCCGTCTTCGGCATCTTCAATAGTGAAAGTTCCGTAAGTTTTTGTCACCGGCTTGACCCATGTATTCATAACATCATTCAATGCATCAAAGGAATAAGTTTTTTTGACTAATTTCTCATCGAGTGCAAAATAAATGTCATTTGCCAACTCAGGATCGGCTTCGATTAACAGTTCAACAAGTCTATTGAGTTTATTGGACATTATCATGCTCCGATAATACAATCTTTTTCCGCTTTTCGGCAACAACAATTTCAATATTCATTAAAGTGTTCATAACTTCTTCATAACTCATTGCCTCCAGACGTTCGGTGATTTCTTTTAAATCTTGTTCATTAGGCATAATTTGCATCCTTTAGTCGGTGCTTTGGTTGACGAACGTACTGTGTTTCAGCCTTATGTTTTTGAGCAGGCTTGATTGGTGTACGACAAACTGGTTTACGTATTTTTATTACGATTTTCATATTATCTCCGCATTCTTGCAATATCTTGTGCTTCTTCATCCGAAAATACTGGAACTGCATTTGATTTGTGTAGTGTTCCAATACCAAGGATTTTAGTTCCTGTATATACTTTACGAACGGCCGCAGGTGCAACACCACCGGTGTCCAATGATTTTATATGTTTAGTTGAAGACCGACCAGCAGGCGCATCCAAAGAATATTGTAATGGCTGGAAAGTATCTTTTTTGACAGTAAACGGTGTTTGATGTTTGGATAACCAAGCCGCATATTCATCCCGTTCTTTTTTGGGTTTGAGTTTTGGCTTAGATTTTCCCTGTCTCACATAAATCATCATAAAATATCTCCGAAACGAATATTAGTATTATATCAGTTCCACGGATAATGTCAAGAATGTTGTTGTATTTTTACAACTAGCGATTATATTTGCTGTATCGTCTATCTACATATTCATAACCGACAGGTTCTTCATCTCGGTGTCTTTGGCGCATCTTACGGAATTCTGCTGATTCCTTTTTGCGTTTTTTACTGTTATATGTTTTTGTATCGTAATCGTCCGAGTCTTCTTCGTAAGGACGGTACTTAGCAACAAATTTACCCACTTCTATCTCCGTAGTTTATAACACATCTGGAATGTTTTCACGGATAAACTTTAATGTCAATCCTTTAACACCCAGGTCTTTCTTAAAAATACCAATAACAATATCCGCTTCACGTGGTTCGAGAGATTCTAGAAAAACCATGAGAAGTTCTTCTGCACGTTTTGGTGCCAATTTCTCAGCGGTTTCATTTCCTACACGGAACATGTAAAGGCGTTTAAGTTCAGTATCAAGTGAAGCATATGAGATTCCAGGTTTTGTATCTGGCTTCTTATATCTTTCTGGATAATCTTTAAACTTCCATTGCATTTCTGGACGATATGCTAATTGAAGTACCAATTTTAAAGTTGGTGTCCAATTACTGGCAAGCACATTAATCTTATCTTGTTTCGAATCTGCTTTTGCAAATTCATCAAACACTTCATAAACATTTTTTCTCATTAGAATTCCTCTATTACATCCATCAAATTTTTAAGTTTCTTGGCCATGAAGTAAGGTATTAACTTAGATCGAGGGGCCGGCGTTGTATTATTATATGTATCGATAATCGAATTTTTAATATCACCTGGAATGTTACGGAGGTCAATAAGTGTCTGATTTCTTGAGAAACCAATACGTGCAGTCTCATCTTCATATTCACCGTAATTTGTGGACATGAAAGTTGTCAAACGTGCTTCAGTCATAACCTTCTGACGCACTTCACGTACAAAGGTATCACCTGGAGATAGAATATTTGGAATGCCATCACCACGGTCACCACCGATAATTTTGGCTTTCAATTCTTCTAATGGATTCTTTGAGGTGATAAACTTCTTTTGTGTTGGGTTATATTGTTTTACATTCTTGTACATTTGCAGTTGTAGGAAATCTCCGTCACTGGAAAGAATCAAAACTTTTTCTGTTTGTGAATAGATTGGTGTGAGTGTACCAATAATATCATCGGCTTCTGCACCATCAACATCGATAACACGATATGGAAAATTATCTTTAAGTTCTTGTTTGATTTTACCAAGGATATCAAAAATCAAATGCCAATCTAAATCGGATTTTTCACGTGTCTTTTTACGACCAGCTTTGTAGAAAGGAAAGAATTCTTTACGCCAATACTTCTTATTGTCACAGCATAACACAACTTCGCCATATTCGTGACGGAACTGTTTAATGTGACCACGTAGGATATTCAATGCTAGATGGCGAATCAAATCTTCTTCCAGTTTCACATTTTTCTGTCCAGAGATTTGGACCATAAGACCAGCCAGTAAAACCTGGTTTAAGTCAACAAGAATCATAATATACCTTATTTAATTACTCTGAGTAGAATTATATCAGAATTGATTCGACCTGTCAAGGCCTGTTCAACCGCATTTATATCGGTTAATGTTTTCCGTAGTGCAATCTTACCTGCTTTCAATGTGGCAGGTAAAACAACCTCAGGTTTTCTAATGGTTTTTTGTACAGACGTTTCCTCATTGTAATTAATGAGTGTTGTACCTTTAACGTTCAATCCACCGGCATCCGTTGCATTGTAACATCCGAGTTTTCTTGTTTTGGTATTAAAAACCCACAACTGTGAAGAACCGATGATATCAGCAGGATTAATAGAAGCGACTTTATATTCATTGTCTTCCTTTTTGAATTGAAGTTTTTCTATGATTTTATCCACAGGCTTAGCCTTTTTCTTCCTAGGCGCACGTGTGACTTTTGAGGTATGTGCAATCTTAGTACAATCGTCAATAATTGTTTTTAGTAGATTAGCATACTCTTTCAATTCAGTTTTCTTGAGATACGAATAACCATCAACAAGGTCTTTATCTTTACCTTTCAATGCTTCTTCTATTTCGGTTAATTTGTTGCTAAAAACTGGAATAATAAATCGTGTATGAGCACCTTTAATATCTAAAGTTTTCATCAACTCATAAGGTTTAAATGTTGTTTTGAAATTCCTATTAACAAAACATTCATCGATTGAACCTTCTATTTCACCGATATACTCACGTGTTTTTTCGGCAATACGTTCTTGTATAGAGACTACTTTAGTTTGTGTGACTTCTTCGACTTTGACAACAGGTGCTTTGTTGTTTTTGAGTTTTTGAATGAACGAATTGATCCATTCTTCATTTTTCTCGGATAATGGTGCACCTCTGAGTTTCATTCGGCAAACAAAACCAAGATTCTGAAATTCAGCTTCTGGATTCTTTTCGACAAGTTCAATATCTTTTTTAGATGCACCGATTTCTTTTAAGTAAGAGAGTGTGAATTTTTTACTCTCTTTAGAATCAGAGTGGTAATTATACCAGTTTAATGCGGAAGATATTGATGTTTGTCCGGTTTTCCATGATGGTTCTCCACCAGACAATGCTTTTTCAAAATCTTTAACGGATGCGTGTCTCATGCGTATTTACAGCCTTTACAGAATCGAGACGGAAAGAACGCCAACCGTTATTTTCCATATCCCAAACCGAGAGTGTATTCGGATTTTCTGCTTTTGTCAAGCCCTCTGTTAACAACTGTTGTCCTTCAACAACAGGTTGTGCAGGTAGATATTCGGGTAGAAGTGTGCATTTAAGTTCACGTTCTGTGCCATCAATTTTAGTGAACACAACTGTGGATACACTATTTGTCAAAATCTCTTTCAATTCATACTTATCAAACATTTTTCATTTCCTTTTCATAATCTTTAATATATTCAAAAGTTTCATCTTCCATTCCAGCCATAATATTATCCATAACTTCTTTCGATGTTGTGGTAAATTTTGTAACGACACCATAAAAACCATCTTCCGCCATTCGGCCAATATAATCTATTGGTGAGGTTAGAATTGCTTGAAATCGTTCTGGCATTTTTGGTGGATCATCTTGTACAATGATAATATCAAAGTAGTCTCCTAATTCTGTTCCACCAACTTTTTCACCTGGATTTTTAAATTGAAATTGTGAGAATTCCAAATCACCATCCTCGTTGCGATAGAAATTAATTCCATCAAAATCATTATTCTTTAATTGTTGCAAGAATTCTTTCATTGAATGCCTTAATGTGTGACTTTCTCACTTTGACCATAATCCATGCATTGTAGTAATCATTAGATTCTAATACACTACGGTCAAACTGTTCTTTAGCTTCTAGATAACCACATTCACCTTTTGATTTACATAGGTGTAAGATTTCTCTTTTGAAATTATCCTTCCCATGTAGTATAACATCATTTTGCAACTCGGCACTAGATCCGTAGTAAGTTTGCCAGTCCGAAGGTGTTTTGTACCTTTTCTTTTTACCTTTGAGAACTTTCGTTTTCATAGAATAAAAAAACTTTTTACCAATATATTTTCTACCTGTAGCTAAATGGGTGATAATATAGACAAAGCCATAATTATCACCCACATCATTTTCTGTAAAATCTTTATTGTCGTATTGCCAATTTATTTGTCCCATTCCTCATTCTCATCAAAGTCCTCATCTTCTATATATTCTTCATTTAGGACTTCGATTCTTTCACCACAGAACGGGCAAAAGGTGGGAGATTCATCTGACACATAATCTTCTTCAAACGCAATTTCACAGGTTGATTCACAATTTTCACACTCTGCGGTTGTAATTTTTTCAGACATTTTTTATCCTTCTTATTTTATGCCCAAACGTCACCCCAGTTTCCTGATGTGGCACCTTTAGCATAGTCTGTTGCACGATTTTCAAAAAAGTTAGTATGAGTTGGTGCATTAATCATCTCTTCAACCCATGGCAATGGATTGCGTTTGACTTTAAAAATACCCTTCATACCTAAACCAATCAATCTGCGGTCAGCAATATATCGGATGTATTTTTTCAAATCATCACTTGTCAGACCTTCCATCTCACCCATACCAAACGACAAATCAATGAACTTATCTTCTAGTTCAACCATGCGTTCTGCAATAGTGTAAATGGATGATTTTAATTCATCATTCCAGATTTCCTGATTCTCGCTTATGTATGTTTTGAATAATTTCATCATGTTCTCGGCGTGCATTGTCTCATCGACAATAGACCAAGTAACAATCTGTCCCATACCCTTCATCTTACCTGTGCGTGGGAAATTCAATAACATAACAAAAGAGGAGAATAACTGCATACCTTCAGTAAATGCACTGAACACGGCGATGTGGCGTGCAGTATTCTCTTTTGTTCCGTTTTTGCTTGCAATATCTAAAACATAATCGTGCTTGTCTTTCATTTCTTGGTAGTCCAAGAATTGATTGTATGTTGTTTCAGGCAAGCCTAGTGTTTCAATCAAATGTGAGTAAGCGGCAATATGAAGTGCTTCACGTGCGGCAAAACCCATCAGCATCATTCGTACTTCTGGTTGTGGAAAATAAGGCAAGTAATTACGAACATAACCACCGGCAACATCAATGTCACCTTGAGTGAAGAATCGGAAAATGTTGGTAAGAAATTGTTTTTCTTGATCCGTTAATTTCTTTTTCCAATCTTTCACATCCTCAGCCATTGGTACTTCAGTGTGAAGCCAATGGCTTTGTTCATGTTTCAACCAAGCATCATAAGCCCAAGGATAATTGAAAGGTTTGAAATTGTTTCTTTCATCCGTTAGTCTAGAAGATGTCTTTTTAATCATGCTTCAATCCAATTCTTCAAAATTTCTTTTGTTACTAAACCCGTCATTCTTTTAACTTCAATATTTTCTTCAACAATAACCAATGTAGGAACTGATCGGATTCCATAGTCCATTGCCAGTTCTGTATCAACGTCAATATCAAAGACTTCAATTGGTAAGCCTGTATCAATTTCTTCTAATTGTTTAGCCAAGTTTTTGCAGGGTTGGCACCAAGATGCCGTAAATCTTAAAATTTTTCTCATTTGTTACACCAAGAAGTTTTAGCTTCACCGTAATATTCACGTGCGAAACCATTGTTAATTAACATCATTCTGAGACTTTTTCCGTCTAACAGAACATCACCTAAAACACGACCACCGTATTTGTCCCAATCCATTAAGACAATCTGTCTTTTTTGTGCCGCATTGATTTGTGCTTTCGTGAATGCCGTTGCGGCTTGGCCACGTGCATCTTCTTCTGGACATCCAGCACGAAAACCTTTTTCTGGTGTGTCAACACCAAAAACACGAACACTTAATTCCTTTTTAAGTGGATCAGGTAACCAGTTAGCCTGAAACGCTACTGTATCACCATCCACAACTCTTGTCAATACCGCATCATAAGTTACACCAGTTTTTTGTTTGCCTTGTGCAAATGCTACGATGGTTGCCATCGCCATTATTGTTATAATTAATTTTTTCATTTTTCTTTTCTTTCATACATTACGGTATCAGTGTCACCTAAAGCCCATTTTGCTTCAGTTTCTACGGACCACCTTTTGGTTGATACTTTAAAATCCGGATACTTTAATTCACGAGGATTACTCGATGGCTCAAACACAATCATTCTATTATTAGGTTGACATGCAAATTGACCATTATCACACTTGATGAAGTTATAAGATTTATGGTCTTCAACATCCTCAGAGAGACCAGTATCTATAACGTTAAAATCTGGGTGTGCCGAATCTACTGTGAACATATATTCACCATACATCCAATCACCACTTTTCAATTTGAATTTACATTTCATCGATTGCAATTGTGCCTTCTTCAGTACAGTAATATCGTAACTTAGGCAGTCCCATAACTGCAAATAATCAAGTGGAAGTGGCTCACCTTCAATAGGTTTCCAACAGTATGCACTGATGGGTAACTTATCATACAATGCACCATATTGATTCAAATAAGATTCAATTCGAAATGCTTGTCCTCTTAATGATTTAATACTAACCCACCAACAAGGTTCCAACTCATCATAACCTTTTTCGAAGTCATAAAGAAATTCTTTGCGAACAAAACATTTTACTGTTGGTAGGTTTGCAATTATATGTGACATTTATCCCTCACAGGCAATACAATCATTACCTTCAGCGAGGGCTGTCATATCAAGTTCTTTAATTACATCACGTTCAATTCTCTTGGAAACCTTATCAGCCTTTGCCAATTTTTCTGAACGGCAGTAATATAATGTTTTCACACCTTTCTTCCATGCTAAGAAGTGAATAGCATGTATATATTTGAGATGAGAATCGGGTCGGAAGAATACGTTTAGTGATTGTGCTTGGTCAATATAAACTTGACGATCTGCCGCATGTTCAATCACCCAACGTTGGTCAATTTCCATAGAAGTCTTAAACACGGCTTTTGTGTCCTCGTCCATCCAATCAAGGTGTTGTACAGAACCATCATTAGCAATAATTGAAGACCAAATATCAGCATATTTTCCAGAATCCATTCCATCTTCTAGTGACAGATGTTTTCTGATTACTCTATCGAGCCAACGATTCTTATTTAAAAATGAGCCAGATAAAGTGTCCTGACGGTAAGCGTTAGCACGATAAGGCTCAATGCTAGGGCTAGTATTTCCCATAATGATAGACGAAGAAGCATTTGGAGCAATAGCCATAAGATGACTGAAACGCTGGCCACTACCCGTAGCATCGGGTGCTTCACCGCGTTCAGTACCGAGTTGAAGATTTGCTTCATCTAGTTTACCTCTGATATGTTTGAAAATCTTATTGTTTAATACTTTTGCCATTACACCTTCAAATGCTACATTGTTCTTTTGGAGAAAAGCATGAAAGCCGAGAGCGCCAACACCGATGCTCCGTTCACGGCTAGCACTATATCTTGCACGTGATATGCTATCAGGAGCATTATCAATGAAATATTGAAGGACGTTATCGAGCATCTCTGCAATGTCCCGAAGAAATAATTCGTTATCTTTCCAATCATCATAATACTCCAAATTTACGGACGATAAGCAACATACAGCAGTTCGTTCTTCATTAGTAGGAAGAATAATCTCCGAGCAAAGATTTGATTGGTGTACTTTCAGACCTTTATCTTTTAAGAATTGTGGAAGTCCACGATTGCTTGTATCAATGTAATGAATGTATGGTTCACCTGTATGCATACGGAGTTCGAGAATTTGTTGCCACAGATGTTTAGCAGACACAACTTCACGCACTTCACCTGAATGTGGATCTTTTAGTTCCCAAGCATCATTCGCTTCTGGATCGACCATACATTTTTCAATGATTCGCATGAAATCATCGGTGATATTGATACCATGATGCAGATTCAAACAACGGACGTTTGGATCACCCGTTGGTTTACGCATCTCTAAAAAGGGAATAAGGTCAGGATGACTAATATCAAGGTAGGCAGCATAAGAGCCACGGCGAGTGCGTCCTTGACGATACGCAAGACTAGAGGCATCGTAAATCTTGAGGTGAGGCATAACGCCAGTACTCTTATCATCCGCAGAGCGTATCCCAAAGCCGATGCCAACACCGCCGCCAAACATAGACAGCCAATTAGTTTCAGAAAGATTATCAACTAGACCCTCCGCAGTATCTTCAACATAGTTAAGAAAGCATGAAATAGGTAGCCCACGCTTAGAACGGCCGTAGCTAAGAATAGGAGTGCTATAGCTAAGCCAATGATTAGAGGCGTAATTATACAAACGCTGAGAATGCTCCGGATTAGAGCCAAAAGACGTTGATACATATGCAAACCTCTGTTGTGGTGATGTTTCATCATCACGCATGTATGATTCTTTTAATCGTTTAATACCTAATTCATCAAATAGTTTATCTTTTTCCAAGTCTATTGTGATACCCATATATTCCATATTTTTCCTTATTATTTTACAAAGTTTTCTAGTTGCGGTGGTTTCCAACCTTCGGGTTTCATCACTTTACCATCTTCACGTTTTTTAACTTTACCTGTTACTGGATCAATTTTATCTAGATTCGATCTAGCAACTTCATTCCATGCACCAGAAACATCATAGCCTTTCATGTAGCAATAACCTAGAATAACCCAAATCATATCCATACATGCATCGAGGGTTTCTACTTCATCTTTTGTTAATAGCGCACCAACATATTCATCATATTCTTCTCGAATAAGTTTATCATATAATTTAACATTATCTAATGTCTTTTCTTGGTCACATGCTTCAATAAACTTAACTACATCATTGTACATTAATATATTCCTTAATCATTGGAAAAATTGGTTCGATTGCATCAGCACAAGCCAAAGCAATTTCACGGTGTTCTTTTTGTGTTCCGTTACCGGATCGGAGCTGTATATAGTGTACCCAAGAACGCAGAGTTCCGTTCATGTACATACGTGAACATGTCATACCTTCAGGAAGAACGGCACGTGCTTGTTCTTTGGCGATTCCATGTTCCAAGGCCCATTGATATGTGTCTTGACACATTTTTTGAATATTATTCTGCATGTTTTCCCACTGATATGCCAGTCTTCTAGAATCATCATCTCTTTTTAGTTCAACACTATTTTGACGATTCTTCATATCTTGCAAACGGGTTTCTCTAATTTCAAAACCAAGTTGTGATGCATCAGCATAACGTTGGCTAAACTCTTGGAAAGAAAAAGAACGGTGACGTAGAATCTGTCGTGCAATGTCACGTGTGGTTTCGATCTCCATGCATACGGAGACCATCTCCAATGGCGACCAATGCTGGTGCTTAATCAGATAGCGAACTAACTTCTCGGCAGTTTCTGAATTGTTTTGATTTGTTGGATTCGATACACGTGCGGCGAAAGCCACCTGCTCAAGTAAGTTCATTCCATCGGGGCTTTGTGAATAATTAATTAATTTTACGTTCATACTTTCTTCCATTGAATAAATTCCATCTTTGCTCTCAAATTAACGAATGTGTTCTTATCAATAATGTCAACAATTTCATCAGTTGTAAATCCAGACAATATCATATCATTAATATCTTTCTCTTGCATCATCTCAGGCCAAATACAAATTGCAAAATGATTCTCGATTGCTTTGTCCATCAATTTACAAATATCTTTATTTCTAGGTTCATTATCAAATACTAGAACCAACTTATCCCTTTTTATATAACTTACAGCATTGGCTAAATTAGCATCGGCTGTAGCAACAGCATTTGGTAGGAAAAGGGAATCGATTGGACCTTCAGTTACATATACTTTTTCATCTTTATTCACTCTATCCAGTCCGAAGATTTTTATACTTTCTTCTGCAATTTTAATTGTAATATAACGAATCTTTGAATCACGCAACGCACGACCTTGAACCGCTAACAGAGAACCATCAATGTCGAAAAAAGGAATAATAAGTCTAGGATCATCTTCTTTCAAGTCTTTATCGTGGTCTGGAAGCAACTCATCGATAAATGCTTTGAAGTCATTTGCATAGTATAGTGTATTATATGTAGCCTCTGGAATTTTTCGTCCTATGCAATACTGTGCCGCATAGTGATCCATCGGTAGATCAATAATCTTTGGTAGATTTATATCCTTTGGTTTCTTTTTGAACACTGGTGCTTCAAACTTCAGTTCAGTTTTTTCAATTTTTGTTGGAGTTTTGTGTGTATCTGCATAACGTTCAAGTGCATATTCCTTGACTAGATTTGCATCAAGTAAATTGATGAAGTTATACATTGTATGACCAATACCACAATTCTGACACTTATAGAAGTAATCATTCTTTTTGCGGTAAACATAACCACGTGCTTTGTGTAGGTGCTTCTGTGAATCACCACAAAACGGGCACCGAAAATTAAACAGGTCTTCTTTCTTTTGGGAAAACCTATTTAATTTTGGAGAGAGTAGTTTGAGGTATTTTCGATCAATAAAAACGGACATAACAAGGCAACATAATGTAAAGTTCTGTTATTCTAGCACATTTTTATTTGGAGTGCAATACCATTTTTGGTAATTAACTTAACAGAGAAAGGATTTTATCGGAATGGCCAGCAATCCATCCACCCACGCCTATGCCACCGGCAATCATGTATGTCCACTTCTCTTTCAATTTCTTTAATTCGGAAATATCCTTGGCTAAAGCGGCATGTTGCTCACAAGAAGCACCATACATCTTTTCAAGTTCACCCTTGAGGTCGTCACGGGTTCTATCGAGACAATTGTGCATGTCTTTCACATCCACTTTAAGAACATCAATTTTTTCATTGATGTTTTCTACCTTGGTCTCGACAATGCCAAGTCTTTCCGTTGTAGTCGCCATTTTATTTCTTTTCTGACTTTTCTGGAACCTTGGTACCTTCAAGTTTCTTGTGAACTTTGATAGTCTTGCATTCTTGTTGTGGCTTACCTGCTTTATCTAGAACAGGTTTTCCATCCTTGGTCATTTTATCGATGCAAACTTTTTCAGTTTCAGCACCAAAAGAAAGTGTTGTGACCAATGTAAGTGTAAGTAACGCTATGAACTTTTTCATTTTAAACTCCTAAAAATTAACTTTATTTTTGTGACTTGCAAATTTTTCTGATGCAGTGAAACCTAAACCTGCAACAACAATATACATCATACTGTCGAATAGTGTGTTATCCACAGTTTTTCCAAAAAACACATTACTCATAAAGGCCACCGAACACATAATAAAAGCGAGGAAGGTTATAACTCTCTTGGAACTCCAAGAGTCATTATGACCATCACTCAACAAACTTTTTAAAAACTTCATAGTTCCGGTTGGTGTGCAGGTGGTGGTGCAAGTTTTCCACCGAAACCTGTCATCACTTCGGATGATGTAAATGTTGGTTCAACTCTGGAACTCATTCCCATTTGTGAACCCATTCCACCCATTTGCATAGATGGTGAAGAAAATGAATTGGATGCCGGTGCTTGTGAAACAGGTGGTGTTTGTGCAACCGTTGCTTTAGCCGCTTGGACTTGATTCTCACTTGCTTGCTTCATCAATGCCATTTTGGCTTCTGTTTCTTCTTTCGAGCCACCAGCCAACATGATACCTGAAAGGGTACCTGTCAAGAATGTAGCAATAGGTACAATCAACTCAAAGAACTTCTGGTCAATTGGAGAAATTGCGTTAAGAGGTTGTGTGACAAATATTAAAGAATAAAGAACAACAAAAACAATACCTGTCAATGTTAGAGATAAGCATACACCAATAAAGAACTTCAGTCGAGCCATCAACTGTTCTTCTGTGTACATTAAATTATTATTTTCCACAATTTGCTCCTTGTTGTACTGGTTGGCAACTTGGTGTTGCCATATTTAATTGTTGTTTTGCTAATATGTTTTGTGGTTCTTCTGGAGGACCTAATCTTGGATCACGTTGACCTTTGAACACATGTTCAATACATGTTCGTGTTACATCACAAGCCGGCTTTTGACAAATTGGTTTGTCCCAGTTAGATGGGTCTTGACAAGGATAGCGAAATCTGTCACCACCAAAAATAGCTAGTGCAAGTGGTAATAAAACAAGAAGGGCTAGCCATCTAAACATTTTTTTATCGTTCATCAGTGTACTCCTAATACGTGTAGAGCGTGTTCATAATGTTTGATACGGTCATCTAGGCCAATTGTTCCACCATTGATACGTTTAGTAAGTGTGACAATATCACCTTTGTCTGCCCATTGATTCAGGTTATTTGTTTCCCAGAACCAGCAAGCCGATTGTGCGGCACCTTCAAATGTAGCAAGATATTCTGATGCTTCATCCGGAGAAATATGTAGTGATGCGGCAAACCAAGTATAGTTTTGTTTACCTGTCAACTGAATGAGTCCACGACCACAGTATTTGTAGCCGTCACCTGATGCTTCATCTCCGTTACCCATGCGGTTTGCATAAACACGATTGGCGATTGCTTCTTGTTTATTTGGACGTGAGCAATATTCATTAGCGATAGCATCATCAGGGAAATACTTTGGGAAAATCTTACGTAGTGTAGCTGGCTTATAATTTAGATTCTCTTTGAGTGCAGTGAAACCACCAGACTCATGGGCACATTGTGCAATAAAAGCCGCAATGCGTTGTGGTGTATTGATCTCATAATCCGGTAACAGTTGAGCCAAGGCATTATGCCAATGTTCAACATATGGATTTTTTGGAAGTAATTGTTTTAATTGTTGTAGTGTTAGTTCCATTACTTTAATCCTTCAAAGATTGTTTTTTGTACACCGTACCATTCAATCCACGCATCACTCTTTACAGCACATGCGTAATACTCTGAATAGTTAACAGTAATAGTTTTTGCAATATCACTTAATTTAGCATCATCATTCACTTTATTTAATTGTGGGCATTTCACCATTAAATGTTTTGGCACTTCAGGGAATTTAGCAACAACTGGAACTGTAGTTGAACATCCAGTTAGTAATGCAACAAATAATATAGCTATTAATTTCATTTTGGCACCTCTGCCGCTTTATTATGTAATACTATGAATTCTTTTGGTATTTCACATTCACCGCCTGGTAGAAACTTGGTATCATATTTCACAATTTCTTTATCAACGTATTTGATAATTTCTTCACCACGTTCTTTTATAACTTGTGTTTTTGTTACAATTTTAGTTTCAATCTTTACATTTTCTTTTTCAGATTCAACTTGAGCGGCTTCAACTTTGGCTTCAAGTTCTTTTACCCTAGCCAGCCAAGCCTCTTCATTTGATATTGCACCAGACATATACGTGCCTAACACAATAAGTGCAACAGAAGCAAGTTGTATGGGAGTTTTATAAATGTAGATTGCTGGTATGGGAATATACTTTAGTAAGTAGGTTACAGCAAGACCAATCAAGCCGATACCAAGTATGGCATAAAATATCCAAAATGGTAACCACTTAAGTATCCACATTTTACATCTTTGGTGATTTACGTGTAAGTGTGGTCATAAGAACTACACGTTTTTTCTTTTTCAGATTAACACCTGGTTCTCCACCCTTTTCACCTGTGCCTGCAATAGCACCTGTACTTACAGCATTACCTGGTCCCGTGGAAACTGCACCACCATCTTCTCTTAATTTTTTGAACGATTTCATATTTCTTTTAGTATGTTGGCTACATCCATGTCAATTGGTATATTTGAAGATAATATGTCTTTTCCATTTATACCTTTGACGAAATCTGGCATATAATTTAAATATGTCAGAAAGGTTTTAAGTACATCATAGTCAACCTCATCAATTCTGAAAAACAAAATTCGGGTTGCGGGTTCTACTCCAAAAACATTATACAGAAGTATTAGATGATTTAAAACCAATCTTTCTTTGAGTGATTTTGTAATCTTATAGCGCCTGAACAATCTTTTCAAATATTTAGTGCGTTTTAAGTCACCTTCGAATTCACTCATAACATAATGCGGTGAAGTATAAGCCTTCATAGCATACATCAAAAAGTTTTCTTCATTCAAATCATCGAACATAATGATAAATGGGTGACTTGCGCCACCCAAATATTAAATGATAACTGCGCCGTTGCCAGTCATACTTCCGGCCGCTACCAATGTTTCATACTGTGTACGATTAGCACGACCACCCATTGTTACAGTGAATGCGGCATTTCCAGAAACAGGAACTGCTGTAGGTGTAGTGAGATATAAACCGGCAGTATTAATAGTGATATCTCGAATCGAACCATTCGTATTTACTGCTACTGTTGCATTTGCTACGGTAGCACCTGTGCCACCACCAGAGAATGTTACGAAACTGTTCGTTCCAAAAGCACCTGCGTTTGCGGTGATAGAAAGAACAGGACCCATACCGGCAGTTCTTTGAACCCAACCAGCATGTGCCATTTTATTTGCGGCAGGTGTTACTTGTGTGTTTGATGCTTCTTGTGTATCGACACCATAAACACCAACGGCCTCAGAAAATGCTTGTGCTACGTTAGCATTAGCAAAAATTACATTGGCGTTTGCACGTGTTGGTGCTAAGTTTAAAGCCGTACCAGCATAAAGTGGCACACCAGTGTTTGCATCTGTCATTGTCCAGAAAGCTGTTGACATTTTTAATTTCTCCTTGAAAGAATTCTATTTACTATTTATTGTTTCTGTGAATTAGGTCTGGTCTTAAGAACAGGCTCAATCTCTACTGTATCACGGGGCTGACCCGTCATGGTTGTTCCGCCTTGCAAAACAACTTTGGCTGTAGGTGTTTTACCACCTTTGTCAGTTTTTTCCCAATCATACATGCTTTCATTTTTACCCTTCTTTTTATAGATGGATTTAATGATACGTGCAGATTTCATATTCTTTTTGCGGTGCTCTGATTCCATTGCTTTAACAGAATTTGTTGCTGATAGGGGTGAGTCTTCGATACCACCAATGCCTTCTTGTACAACATCTTCAGAGACAGACTTCCAGCCACCACCTTTGGATTTATACCATTTTGACGCCCAACCATTTGCATATGCTGATGGGTAAACATCAAACTTAGAACGAGCCATTGATTTTGCTCTTGACCAAAGTGCAGGATTTGTTGGACTATTTTTTTCGTCCATTTGTTCTGCTTCTTCATTTTTAGGTCTGCAATCTGGAACCATCTTACCACCCTTCATTTTCATGCCGACTTGTTTGTGTGTATCCCAACATGCTTCATCAACTTCTTCTTCACTGAGTTTACCTTTGCCGTAATTTGATACATTTATTGGCTTACCACCCTTGCCTGCACGGTCTGCAACTGGATCATGTCTGCGTTTAGTTGCGACTGCGGCCGCTCGTTCACTCTTACTGAGTTCAGCACGTTTTTCTTTTGACATACATTTTGGTTTTGGTTCACCAGGTTCTCTGGCACAAGGACCTGCTACTTCACCTTTTGAGTTGATTCTTTTCCAATCACCTTCAGGATCAGTTTTGCTAAACCATTTACGTAAATCTTCACGTGTGAGGTGGCTATCAAGTTCTTGGTTGTCATCTTGTTTCTTCAATTCTGCCAAAGGCTTTTCAGCCTGTTTACGAATTGCTTTTGTGACACCACCGATAGCTTTAATGCTTTTGAGTGTACCTTTTGGTGTTACACCACGTGATGGGCCTGTGGAAACTTTATCAACATAAGATTTCAATGTAGAAGTTTTGAGTTCTTGTAGGGGTTCACCTTCAACTTCCACGGAATCTCCGACATAACGTCCACTACCAGCAGATTTGTAATATGCTCCAGGTGAACTCATGTCAACCTTTTTCTCTGGTTCAGACTTCACTGGCGGATACATTTTCTTATATGCTTTTTTGATACCCTTATCTAATTTAGCCTGTTTAGCAGGAGATGCTGTAGGAAATTTCTTATGACCAGCAGACATGTATGAATGTAACGTACCTTTTGAAAGTTCATCTAAAACTTCTTCGTCCAGTTCTTTTGTAGATTTCAAATAATCTAAAGAAGTTGTGATATAATCTTCTGCTTTTGTTATTTTGGATTGGACCCACTCTGGAAGATTTTCATCATCTTCTAGCATATTTTTAATATCTTCTGCATTTCTACAAATGGTTTGTAATAGAGTTTTAGCCATTGAACCTTCATAATCATATTCACCAGCATCTTTACTTTCTTTTAATTTTCCAGTAATAGAATCATAGTGTTCCATAGTTAACGGAACATCGTGGCGCATATCAATTAAACGTTCAACAACTTTGTGTAGTTCTACATCTGTCTTGACATCTTCACGGATGAATTCTAGTACACGAATAAGCAAAGGAATGTCCATGCTAACTGTATCTTTTACATCCGCTTCTTCTTTGACAGATTTCTTTTCTTCGTTCCAATCATCACCACGTTCGCCCATGCCTGATATTTCTTTCACGTGTCTATTTTTAAACAATCTAAATTCTGAAGAACGTGAATATGATTTCTTTTGGTTTCCATCCATCGATAGTGGATTTAAACCTTTAGCCTTGATGAAAGACATTAGAAGACCAGTACCTGCTTCATCCAATTCTTCAACTTCTTCAGTTTTCAACTGGTCATTCATGTGAGAAATTTTATAGTTCTTAAATGCATTTGAACGTGCATATTTTGAACGTGAAGCAAAGTCCATCTGTTCTGGATTATAACCAAGTGAACGAATATACTTAAACAACAATGGATCAGATTCGTCTAACTGTTCGGCTTCCTCTTTGACTGGTTGTGCATATTTTGCAGACCAAGGCTCCATTGGATCCTCATATGGTGAATCACCAAGTTTGCCCATAACAGACTCTTTCTTGGCCTTCAACATATCCTTGATTAATTTACCAGCTTTGCTCATTGCTTAGTCCTTTTTAGCGGCCTTTGTGGCAGTTGCATACATCACTTCTTTGGCTCTTTCACCGTAACGTGATTTGAAACCAGCAAGAGATTTTTTCATACCTTTAACGATACGTTCTTTTTCAGCAGTCTCACCTTTAGTTAGTGTGCGTTCGTCAACTTGTTCAACTTCTTCTTCGTTAACATTAAGTTTAACTTTAGCTTTTAAGAATGGATTAGCTGACTTGCCAGCAACTCTACCTGTTAAGGTGTCTGTTGTTGTGACGCTTGGATCAATTTCTTCTTTTTTAGTCATCTTCTTCTCAAGGTCACCCAAGTCTTTATCTTTAGGACCTTTGACAATTGCAAAAGGATCAGCCATAGAATCACGATGTGTCTTTGCGGCATTACCATAACGGTGGCCTAAAACTCTTGTACCGGTTGAAGTAGGAATTTTAACACTTGTGTCTGCTTCTTCAACTTGTTCTTCATTGACTTTCTTTTCGCCACGGAGAAGTTTGAAGTCGTGAGCATCAATTTTGTTGTTCTTATTTTTATCAATCTTGTGTTGATTGCCCTTGAGTGCTTCCATCTTAGCCTTATAATCGGCTTCGTTGATAC